TGCTTCAATTGTAGTTCCTGTTATTACTCCAGATGATGTAATAGCACCAGAACCGACTGTTCCCAATCCACTAACATTACCACTTGTATCAAATGTATAATTACCGTCAGAAAATGTTCCATCAATTGTTACATTACGAAATGTTCCTATATCTTTACTGCTATCTACAACAACTGCTTTAGAAGCAGTAACAGTTCCTGCTGTAATTCCATCTAGAAATTCTAATTCCGCTTCTGTTAATTCTGCTCCTGAACCAAGAGTTAATGTTCCTGTTACTGTAAGATTATCCGCTACTGTTACTTCTGAAGTTGTATGTCCTATTGTTACAGCAATACCACTTGTTTCAGTTGCTATTTTTAAAGCTCCTACTGCATTGGTAATATAAGAATTAGAACCATCGTGGTAAAGAGTTAAATCCTGACTATCTCCTATTTTTAAAGGAGTCGAGTCTGTTAATAATAATGAATCGGCTGATTCATCCCATAATAGATAACTTCCTGCAGTTGCCGCAAAAAATTTAACATCATGTCCTGTATCATCTACACCAACATTTATTGCATCAGAAAATTTAAATAAATCCTCATCTTCCATCCATGTTAAAACACCATTATTTGATTCACCATCAAATGTCATTGTAATGTCAGTACCTGCAGTACCATCGCCAATGGTAATTGCAGTTCCTAATAATTTAGTAACAGGGCCACCTTCAGCAGCAGTTCCGTCATGTGTATGACCAGTTGATACTGCAAAGGCTGCTAATAATTGGTCAAATTCATCATTAAAATGAGATGCCTCAATCGTTGAGCCATCTACAATATCACCACTACTTTGTCTAGTATAGGTTGTTCCCATTATCTTCTTCCTCCATTTACGTATTCCATCTCATATCCCTTTAAAGATAGAGGTGTTTTATTACTTACATCATTTAATTTTAATGCTACAACAAATCCAGAACCTTCAACTGAGTGTCTAGCTAAAGGTATACCAGATTCTGCTGCATATATTGCTGTTCCGTATAAGCCAGTTCCATAAAAATTTTGTCCACCACCTTCAGTTAAAGAATATGCAGAGGGTTGTGGGGTATCCGTATTTTCAAAATTATATTTTAATTGAAATGTTTGATTAGTTGTATCAATGCTATCATTTGCTTCATAGTTTAATAAAACTCGTTGCATAGTTTTTCGTATTCCAGGGTCACCTAAAGCTAAATCTGGTGACCTATAAAATGATGATATATTTGCTGTTGTTGCTGCATATGTCCATACATTCCCTGATTGCATATTATAAACATAACCATCATAACCACCATAAATAGTGGTTTCTACATTACTAATTAAATCTGTATCACAACAAGCAGGTTTTATTCCTTTTAAGTCTGCATATTCAAAACCTAAAGTACCTGTTTCTGGATTTACTTTTAATACAGCAATAATTCCTTTTGAACTTGTTTCTACAGTATCAGTTACAGGATAAAATAATCTATATTGTGATTTCGCCCCAATAACAGTTGAAGTAATATTATCATATCCAATATCAGCAATACGTGCTTGTATTTGTTTGGATACAGTTCCTAATTCTACGTCACCAATTCTTTCTGTACCAGCAATTGTTCTAAATCCATCTTTTGATAAAAATAGTAAATCACCGCCCAGTTCTTGAATTGAATGATGTGATATTGTTCCAACATCTTTTGCAACTTCAGCTTTAGCAAAATCACTTGAACTGGTTCCAGATATTTTAAAAATACTGTCTTCACAAAAAACAAATAATTCATCACGGAAAACTTTCATTCCAGTAATAACATCACCAATTTTAATTGTTCCGCCACCTGTATCAAAATCATCTTCTGTATAAGGCCCAGAATATTGCAATGTCGATGTTGCATCAGACATACCCGCATACCACATATGGTTAGCAAATGATTTTACGTATTTTGGGTTTGTAGGTGCAGTTCCACCGCCAGTTGCATTTATAATATCCTCAGTATAACTTGTATTTAATGTAAATGCTGCAGCAGAACCTGTAGCAATAATTATTTTATCATTGCCATCAAAATTAAATTTATCAAAATCATAGGTATATGTTGTACCTTTACTTGTAGCCCGTGATGTCCAACTTCCTGATGTAGTACCGCTATAAACTGTACCCCCTCGTCCTGCTATAACAATATCATTGAAAATAGCCACCATCATTAATCGTTCAGTAGAGGCCGATACTTGTGTTACAATTGTAGAATTAAATTTTGCTGTTCCTTTTAATTTTCTATATCCACCTGCAATATCTGGCTCAAAATTTTGTAATTTTAATGCCTCTCCCGGTTTCATTGAAAATACATCTTTATTTAAAACTAATCCTCCATAACAACTAACAACTGTTGGTGATATTTGAGAAGTATTTGGCATTTTAATACATTGATACTCTTAAATTAACTCGTTCATCTCGCATATATTCAGGCTTTATTACTAAATCATTATGTAATCTTTTCAATCCTGCTTCAAATTCTTTATTTGCAATTAATGCGTGTTCGGGGTCCGAGCGAAGATTATATGCGTAATAACTTGCTCTTGATACAATTAAATCTGCATATCTGTCATCTAAATCTGGAGAATCTCCATGTGCGGATAATTCAGTATGTTCTTTCCAGTATTCAAAATATATTCTATAATCACTTTTATCCGGTATAGGAGTTAATCCTAATTTTCCGCTTTGTGTTTTATACACAAATCTTGGTTCTGCATATACATCACTTGAATTTGTTAAATCTGTTTCAGAGAATCTTCTTACCCAATCATCATATGAAAGGGATTTTAATCGTTGAGGTCCAATATTTCTAGAAATTCTTATGTAGTCTACATCTAAATTATTTGCATCAGAATTAATAATAGTAACATATGTTGTCGAAACTGTTGCAGTAAATGTAGTATCTAAAACTGCACCTGCTCCAAGGTCTGTTACACTTAATGTGGTACTTAAATTTGTAGTATCATGTGCAGAAGTCCCAACTTTTATTGCTAAACTTGAACCTCCAGATGAAGAATCAAAAACTCTTACTTGTACTTTATATTCAGCATTTTTTGTTGTTGATAGAGACTGAGATATGGCGGCATCATTTAAACGTGCCCTTCCATTTCCACCAGAATTATAAGCTGGAGTACCCCCACCAACAGCACCTGTTGTAGCATTAGTCCAACTGTCTATATTTGATGTAAATTCACCATTAGTAACCAATTCTTTTGGTTTTAAATAAAATGTATCCCAATCTATTTTTCTCCATTGTAAATCACCAGATACAGGTGAATCTGCTGTAGGTAAAGCATATTCTTTTTGACCCGCATTAGTATCATGATATGTTTCTTTATGAAGACTTGGAAGTTCTTCCAATTCATTATATATATCATGTAAAGCTCTATTAACAAAGTTTTTAACAGCAGTTTGAATCCCACGACTACTACTAAAATTAGAAGATGTCATTTCAACTTCATTTAATGCATTTAAAGTTCTATTTGATAATGTTAAATATGTTGCCATTATGTATCAAGTCCTGAATTATTTAATTTATTAAAGTTTCTTTTAGGTAGGTTAATTTCTAAACAGTATGTTTGTACAAAGGGTTTTCTATTTACTACTGATTCAACAGTTAATATATAATTCTCTATAATAGATTCTTGTTCTTCACATTTTTCTTTTTCATCATATGCAGTAAAACCCTGATATGCTATCGTATCACTATTTTGATATACTATTACAGCTAATAAAAACCATACTTTAATCATTAATTTATTTTAATTTTTCTTTTTTATTAAGCAAAGTTAATACTGTATCTAATTTATTTTCTAAATTAGCCACTTTATCCTTTAATCCAGTATCTTCATTTGAAAATAAAGGAGTAGTAGTTTGTCCTGTTGAAATTATTTTTCCATTTGAAGCTACTTTTTTTTTTATCATATCCCATTTAGCCATTTATTCTCCTATAAGCAAATTATAAATTTTTTCTTGTTGTTGATTTGTAAAAACATTTTTCCATTGTTTTATTTTACCAGTCTTAAAAAAAATTCTTTGATTATCTGTTTTATAATCGGCCGCTTCAAAAAATCCTTTTTCTTTTTCTAAAGTTTGTAATTTATTAAAACTTGTATTTTTAATACTATTATTTAATTTTTTATTATCAATAGAAACTTTTAAAAATTTTAAAACTTTAATAAATTCTTTTTTACAATCTTGTATTAAATCTTCATATGTAATATATAAGCTCTGTACATCTGTAAATTTTTTCCAAGAATCATAATGTTTTTTTTGATTCTTAATTCCTATATCTATTGCATCATCTAATGAACATCTATAGTGATTAGCAAGAGATATAATAATATCTTTTATATTTCGTGATATATAAATAAATCCTGCTGTTAAATCTTTATTAGTAAAATTTTTATTATACATATTATGTGTTTTATAAATGCCTTTTAAATTTTTTTGTTCATTTATATAATTTAAATTTACTAATCTCTTTGCCATAACACCTTCTGGTTCTACAACACATTCAGGAAATAGCTTATATTTTGGAAACTTTTCTATGTTATGTAATAAAGAAAATTCAAATTCTTCATTATCAGAAAATAAGTAAGAACTTAAAAATGCTCTTATCCAAGTATTTCCACTTTTAGGATAAGATGTAAGCCATACTATTTTATCAGAATAAAGCATAGATAAAAGGGGGAATATTTCATCCCCCTAATATTACATACAATTATGCAGTGTTAGAAGCAGTTTCATCTGAACCGCTAATATCACACAATATTGCCCATACTCTTACTTTTCCTGCTGTGTCTGTTGCACCTGCAGTTAAAATATCAATGGTATCTGCTGCTTTACAGATAAGCATTGCTGCTGCGTCAGTAGCATCCATT